GGCCCCGCGCGTCAGCGGCATGATCGCTTCGGGTCCGGCCTCGCCCATCACACCCAGCCCGCCGCGCATGGCAAAGGGCGTCGTGCCACTGACCACGCCACCGCGTGCGAACCCCGTCGGCCTGCCACCGGAAAAGGCACCGCCCTTCTCGAACGGCAAAATCGCGGAGACAAGCGAATTGACACCACCCGCCAACGCCTCGCCAACCGCAGTCTGCACCGGTCGGATCGCGGCGCCATAGGCCGCGTCCACCATGCTTTGTGCCACCTGCCTGAGAGCGTCCGACAGGCGCATGCCGTCGAACACCACCCCGTCGAAGGCCCGCCGGAGCCCCCCGCCGAAGCTACGGCTGAGACTCTGCACCTCGCGCCCGGTGTAAAGCATCTCGTCCTGCATCGTGCGCAACTCGCCATGGAACGTCGCCACCATCTGCGTGGTTGCGCCCAGTGTCGTTTCCAGTGCCGACAGTTCGGCGTCGAACGCGTCCAGATCCTCATCCATCGGTCTCGTCCTTTTCATCGGGGAAGCGGGCGGCCAGGGCGTCCAGCCCCGCCCGCCCCATGGGCGCTTTCGCCCCCGGCTCACCCAGCATCAGCAACAGCTCCGCCGGGGTCAGCGCCCAGAAGTCGGCCGGTTTCAGGCCAAGCCCCTGCATCCCGGCGCGCATCAGGCCGGGCCAGTCAAAGAGGCGCTCGGGCGCGCTCATCGCGGTGGCCGGAACGACAAAAACAGAAGCCGCGCCGCCACCCGCGCCGCCTGCATCGGGCCGCCCTCGATCTCGGCTTGTGCGAGGTCCACGGGCGTCCCGTCCCAGCCGCCGCCGCGCAGCCCCGCGCAGAGCAGTGCCAACACGTCGCGCACCGCGAAGCGCCCCGCCTCGAAGCGCTCGACCAGCGCCGGCAGGCTGTCCGCCTCCAGCCGGTCCTCCAGCTCCGCCAGCGCACCCAGCGTCAACTTGAGCACATGGGCCTCGCCATCGAGCACCAGTGCCACCTCGCCCGCATGCGGATTGACCATCGCTCAGAGCGCCGCAGTGAAGGTAAGCGCGCCGGCCGAGGCCAGCGAAACCTCGTAGGTCGCTTCGCCGTCGTGGGTACCGGCATACTCGATCGCGGTGATCTGGAACGGCCCCGCGACGGTGCCGAAATCGGGGATGATGACCTGAAAATCCGGCACCTCCCCGTCAAAGAAGATCTGCCGCGCGCGTTCATCCGTGTCCGCATCGCGGAAAATGCCGGACCCCGAAATCGCGGCGGTCTTCACCCCCGCGCCGCCCAGCAATTCACGCCAGCCGCCGGTCGATTCCAGACTGGTCACATCCACCGTGTCCGCGTTGAAGCTGAGCCGCGAGGCGCGCAGCCCCGCCATGGTCTGGAAGGTGCCGTTGCCATCCAGATCGACCTTCAGCAGAAGGTCCTTTCCGTTCTGTGCCACCATTTTAATCTCCGTTATTCAGTATGTTACACCGTTAATTTCAGGTATTGCCTCAACCCGTGTCCTCATCCAGCCGGGCGCGGAACCAGACCTCGACCAGCCTGTCCGCGGCCTTGCGCCGCGCTTTCGCCCGGTAGAAATGCAGCCGCGCGACGCGCCCGCGCGACAGGCTCAGCGGCGTCGAAAGCAGTGCATCCGACACCGCCGCCGCCGCCTCTTTGGCCGCGTGGAACCCCGCCGCGCTGCTGGTGACGATGACGCTGATCTCGTGTTCCGCGCCGCCGGCGCTGACATCGGACCGGTCGCGCACCTTCTCCGGACCCAGCGTCACGTGAAGCGGCGGCAGCGGGCCGGGCGGTAGCGCGTCGTAAACATGTCCGCCGACGATCGCCGCCAGCGCGCCGTCGCCGCTCAGCACATTGTAGATCGCCATCTGCAACGCCGCCGTCATGCCATAGCTCATGTCGCGCCCTCCTCGGTGGCAAAGCAGATCAAGAAGCGCCCGCCGGGGTCGCTCTCCGTCACCGCGTCGATGTGGAAAAGTCGCGCCCCGTCGCGGAACCGCTGCGAGGACGTGGGCCGCGACGGGGCGCCCTGCGGAGCCGCGCGCACAGTGATCTTGAAGCCCATCCGCGACAGCCCCGCTGCATCGCGTCCCGTGCGCGGCTTGACCTCACCCCAGAGCTGGCCAAGCGGCACCCACCCTTCGGTATGGCCGCCCGCGCCATCGGCCACCCGCACCGGCCCCTCCAGAAGCAGGCGCCGGCTCAGATCAGGACGCGCGCCCATCAGCCCAGCCCCCGCATCCGGACCGAGCGGTAGGGCTCGATGAGCACCGCGACCCCGCAGGCCATACCGGCCTCGCCGGTGCCCTGCGCGTCGTAATATTCCGCCGCCTGCAACAGCACCGCCTGGCGCAGATCGGCGGGAATCCGGTGCCAGTCGAGGCCGTATCCAGCGCTAAGCTCGATCTCGATGGACCCACCGGTGGACGGGTTCGGCAGGCTCGTGACCGCGACGATGGCCGGGCGGTGCGCATCGACCCGCAAACTGTAACCGGCCGGGTCGAGCAGCGTTTCCACCCCTGCCCGCGACACCAGCTTGACGCTGTCGATCGCGGCCACCGGCGCCACCGGCAGAACCTGTTCCAGTGGCGATTGCCAGTGGCTGAGATGCCAGTTGAACCCGCGCCGGAACAACGCCTTGCCGATCCGCGCCTCGATCGCCGCAAGCGCCGCGCGCAGGCTGCTTTCCAACTGCGCATCCTGGCTGCCATCATCGGCAAACCCGGACGCAAGGCGCAGGTGATCGGTCAGCTCGGTGATCGGCAGAAGGGCACTGGACACTGAGGACATTTCGACCATCATCATGTTGTTTTTTCTCCGCAAAGACTGCCTCGGGAAGGGTTGGCATGGACGGGCCCGCACCGCTCATGCGGGGGACCAAATGGCTGGAGGCCGCGAAAGCCCGCCCATGCCGCCCACGCCCCGAAAACCGGGGCGCGGGGTCTCTTGGCCACCGGATCAGGCGATGCCGAACTTCAGCAGCTTGATTGCGGCGAAATCGCTGACATCGCCACCGACGCGCTTGGTGGCATAGAACAGCACATGCGGCTTGGCGCTGAACGGGTCGCGCAGCACCCGCAGATCCGGCCGCTCCGCAATGGTGTAACCGGCGCCGAAATCGCCAAAGGCAATCGCCATCGCGTTCGAGGCGATATCGGGCATGTCCTCGGCGATCAGCACCGGATAGCCCATCAGCCGCGCCGGTTCGCCGGCGGCCAGCCCGTCGGACCACAGGAAGCGGCCATCGGCATCCTTCATCTTGCGCACCGCGCCGGCGGTCTTGGAATTCATCACGAAGGCGGCGTTGGCGCGATACCTCGCGCCCAGCGAATAGACCAGATCGACCACCGCGTCGGCCGGGTTTACCATGTCGAAATCGCCATCCGTGCCGGTGATGACGTAGCCCAGGTTGCCCCAGGACCAGCTCGCATCCGCCACCGTCGTATGGCTCAGGAACCCGGTCGGCTTGTCCACTCCGTCCCCGACGACGAAGGCCATCGCCTCGGCGCGGGCGAACTTGTCGGCGATGCGGCCGGCCAGCCAACCCTCGATATCGAAGGCGGTGTCGTCAAGCAGGCGCTGCGACGCCTTGGGCAGCGCCGAAAGCTCGTGCAGCGGGATCGAGATGCGTTCGATCTGCGGCGTGTCGGTTTCTGTCGCGGTTGCGGTTTCGGTGGCCCAGCCGGCGCCCACGTCGGTGGTGTCGACCAACACGTCGAACGAGGTCGCCTCGACATTCACCACGTTGGCGATCGCCCGCAGGCTCGACGCGCCGCGCAGCACGCCCTGGATCATCTCGGCAGTCTGCGGATCGACGAGGTAGCCACCCTCGGCATTCACCGCGGTGTTGAGCGCCTTGCCCTCCAGTTCCAGCCCGCGCAGGCCGTCATCGTCACCGGTGCGCAGGTAGGCGCCAAGCGCCTTCGTGTGCGGCGCGGCCTCGTTGGCGGCGGCGGAAAGCGCGGGGCGCAGATGGCTCATGGTCTTGGTGTTCAGCATGGAGATACGCTCTTCCTGTTTTTGAAGTTTCCTGGAAATGTCGTCCTGAAACTGACTGAATTCATTCAGAAATCCAGTCAGTGCAGATGTCACCTCGCGGGTCGGGTCGTCGGGCATGGCCCCGCCGCCCGAGCCCTTGGTCTCGGTCTCGGTCATCACGTCATCCTGATTGTTGGAGGGAATGCGCGGGCCTTAGCGCGCCGCCAGTTTGCGGCGGGCGTCCTGGAACACCGTCGCCAGTTCATGCAGGACGTCGCCCTTGGCCTCATTGGCCTGTCGGGTGCCGACCCGCGCCTGCGGAAGCATCGGAAAGGTCACCAGCGACACCTCCCAAAGATCCACCTCGGAAAGGAGACGCTGCCCCTTGTCACTCTTGCTCGCTCGGATCGTGCGATAGCCGATCGACAAGCCGTCGATCGCGCCCGCGCCGATCAGCGCCGCCGCCTCGCGGCCCTTTTCCACCGCATCGAGGATCCGGCCCTTGACCCAGAGACCTCTGCCATCCTCGTGCAATTCGTCCCAGACCCCGATGGGTTGCGCCGGATCGTGCTGCCACAACATCTTGACCCGGCGGCCCTGCGTCGCAAGCCCCTTGAGGCTGCGCGCATAGGCACCTTTCTGCACCACATCACCGCCTTGGTCGCAGGCGTCGAACAGGCTTGCGTAGCCCTCGATCACATGGCCGTCGCTTACCGTCAGCGCCTCGTCGAAGCGGCAGAATTTCACTTCCAATCCGCTTGGGGAAAACTCAAGCATTCCAATCTCCTATCCAGCAGAGCTCATCTGAATGATGTCATTGATCGCCTGCGCCAGAACCACGCTGACAACGCCGAAAACGGCTAGCCACAGCCGCCGCTCCAGCCGCTCCAGCGCCGTCTCGATCGCATTGAGGCGAAACTCCAGCGCCTGCCAGCGTTCATCGGCGACGCGTTCATTGGCCTCGATCCGGGCATTGGCGGCGTCGAACGGGGCGTAGAGGAAGCGCGAACCGCCCGCTTCGCCCCGCCCGCTCATGCATCCTCCGGCAACGGCGGCAGCCCCAGCATGGCACGCTTTTCGGCAGGCGTCAGAAACGCGGCCTCCGCCACGCGGGCCCACTGCGCATCGCGCTCCACTCCCAGCGCCGGCACCTGGTCCAGATCGGGCCGCAGCTCCGCCATCTCGCCCGCATGACCCGCCAGCCAATGCGCCAGCGATGCCAGAACCTTGGCCGCCAGCGGCAGAACGGTCAGGCGGTAAAACGCCCGGTTTGCCTCGGCGTAATTGGCATAGGTGGCGTCGCCGGGAATGCCCAGCATCATCGGCGGCACCCCGAAGGCCAGCGCGATATCGCGCGCAGCGGCGTCCTTGGTCTTGTGAAACTCCATGTCCGAGGGGCTGAACCCCATCGGTTTCCAGTCGAGCCCGCCTTCCAGCAGCATCGGCCGCCCGGCATTGCGTGCGCCCTGATGGTGGCTTTCCATCTCCGCCTGCAACCGCTCGAACTGGTCGGGCGTCATCGTGCCCGCGCCATCCGCGCCGCGATAGATGATCGCGCCAGAGGGCCGCGCGGCATTGTCCAGAAGCGCCTTGGACCAGCGCGAGGCGCTGTTGTGCACGTCAAGCGCAGTCGCCGCCGCCTGCATCGGCGACAGCCCGTAATGGTCGTCTTGCGGGTGGAACAGCTTCACATGGCAGATCGGGCTTGCCCCCTGCACGTGGAAGCGGTGTTTCTTGCCGCCCACCGCGTAATCATAGGCCACCGGCCAGCCGTCAGACCCCGGCACGAGGCTCATCCGGTCGGACCGCAGCACGTGCAACTCCCCCGGCAGGGTGCCATCGGGGCTGACCGCCTCGACATAGCCATTGCCCGACAGCAGCAATTGCGCGTAGAGCGCCTCAAGGAACTCGGCCTTCCCCTGCGCCCCGTTGGGCCGACCCAGCAGCGCCAGCAGCGGATGCACCCCGTAGCGCCGCTCGGCATCCTGGCACAGCACCGGTAACGCGGCAGCGGCCTCCGCGATCAGCTTGACCGCGCGAAACCCCACCGGGTTTCCGGTAAATCCCGTCTTTGTCAGCGAAACCGTGTCGCGCGGGCTCCACGCCACCCGGCCCGACCCGGCCCAGGCCACCACCCGGCCGGTCGCCGAGGCCTTGGCCTCCGGCACCTCCGGTTCGGCCCGTCGCAAGAAATCCAACACCATCCGCGTGTCTCCTTTTTTCCGAATTGAAAAGGGCGCCCCCGCAGATTGCGAAGACGCCCCGAAAGGGCGGATGAGCGCCCCGTTCCAGCGGTCCCGTCAGATTGACCGGATCCCCGGCCGCGCCTGTCCCCGCGCGGGAAGAATCATCCCGTCGGTCAGCGCCCAGACAAGCGCATCGACCCGATCGGGGCTGCCGCGCCCCTCGAAGCCGGTGATCGTCATCCGGCACATTTCGTCTTCCAGTTCCGGCAAGGCGCCCAGATGCGCCACCCGCCCCTGCTCATAAAGCGCCGCAACCGGTTCCGCCCGCGCCACCTTGCCACGAGAGGCATGGACAGAGCGCACATTGATCAGCGAGTCGACCATCCGAACCGCATCGAGCACCAGATCGCCGCCCTGGTTCACCTCGGCCACCATCCGGTCCGCCGCGTGGCGGTGATAGGCCGCAACGGCCGCCTCCGCCCAGCCATTGGCCGACACGCCCCGCACCGAACAATCCTCGATGACCACCGCGTGCCAGTCGCGCGGCGGCCCGGCCTGCACCACGCCCACGACCACGATCCCGCAGGCATCCGATCCCGAATGCCCGGTCACCGGCGGATCCACCGCCACCGTGATCCGCGCGCCCTCGGGCACCGTGTCCACCCGCGCACCGTCCAGCAGCCCTTGCGACCACAGCGCCCCGTCGGCCTCCTCGATCAACGCGCCATCCAGCTCCTGCCGCCCCAGCCGCGTCGCGCCGTAGCGCGCCCGCACCTCCTCAAGGAACGAGTCGGCCAGGAACGCCCGGTTCGCCTCGGTCGGCGCGTGGGTCGATACCGTGCTCTCGCGCCCCAGCAAATCCTTCAGCACGCCGACATTGCGCGGCGTCGTGGTCACGCAGACCTGCGGATGATCGCCCAGCCGCAGCCCGAATTGCAGCATGTCCCACGTGTCCTGCGCCTTCGGCCATTTCGCCAGTTCATCGGCCCAGGCGGCATCGAATTGCGGGCCGCGCAGCGCCTCCGGGTCATGCGCGGAATAAAGCCGCGCTTCCGCCCCGTTGGGCCAGACCAGCCTCCGTTCCCCCGCCACCCAGCGCGGCCGCCGATCCGGGGGGGAGCAGGCCAGAAGCCCGCTCTCCCCCTTTACCATGACCGCCAGCGCCTGGTCATAGGTCTCGCCCACCAGCGCCACGCGCCGGGCGCGGCCGGGGGCCGTCGGCGTTGCGCCCTCGACCATGGCGCGTACCCATTCGGCGCCGGCGCGGGTCTTGCCCGCGCCGCGTCCGCCCAGCACCACCCAGGCCCGCCAACCGCCCTCGGGCGGCAACTGGTGCGGCAGAGCCCAGAAGTCAAAGAGCCACGGCAGCGCCGCCAGCGCATTGTCACTCAGCCCCGCCAGGACCGTCTCCAC